CGAGATCCTGAGATGTCTCGTGGGCTCGGAGATGTGTATAAGAGACAGGAAAAATATTGAGCGTTCATTACCGATCTCTGCGTACCACTAATATCTTACATACAGAAACCAAGTAATGAACGCCCACAACTAGCACCAATTAATCCTCCAATTTAGTGCCAATAAAATAATCATCCCGTATACAAGAAACACAAGCACTATGGCCCTGTCGTTGTCGCCCTTTAGCAAACCTTACCATCTCCTTTCCATACTCACGTGTGCATTCCCGATAAAACCTGCATTTCATCGTGCAAACAGAACTCCGATAATTCCGTTTGTAACAATCAACCTGCATACCTAACCGCACATCCTCATAATATCCCTGAACCAGTTTTTCAACTTCATAGACTCATAGTAAACAGCACCACACTCATATGCTTCCCTTAAATGCTTTAGCCAAGGCAATTGTTTAGCAGCCTTAAAGAGCATGACGTTCGGCTTATGGTCATCTGTCGTCACTGAATAGTAAGCACTACATGTAGGGTCAACATTCAAGCTGATATAGTACCTCCACTGTACAGGGTCTATCCATACGCCAATGTCCGTCCCCTTATAGTGCAGTGTTAGTCTGTATTGTGAGCGTTGGGTTTTCTTCTCAATAAAGTCCTCATTATCCAACAGCCATTCGTTGTTGACGGCATAATCGAGGTACTCGCTATCAGCATTCAACTGGTAGAACTCTGTAGCCAGTTTAGCTTCGCGTACTTTCTCGCACACAACATTCTGCACCAGTATATTCTTGCTCTTCCCGAATCTCTGAATGTCCCCGTTGTACGGCTTATCCAGATGGTAGTAATCGAAGTACGGGTTTGTGATGGACACAGCGTTTGACAAGAACAGAACAATGCAGCGCGGATGATCTGTACCAGGTCGCGCAATGGACTCGTACAAGTCGTTGAACACCCGTACCTCGTCAGGAAGATATCCTCCGTTACCCTTCTTGGCAGTGATGAACTCATCGAATATGATGACGCGAACGTTGGGGAAGGAATCACCTTTGAGCGCTTGATCTGCGCAGGACAGCTGCACTGCATATCCCATAACCTCGCCATCGCAGTAGAGAGTATTGCTTTCCGCCGAGAGTGTGTGTTCTGGGAACTCGCGCTGAACTGCTTGAAAGATTCGCCCGTGTTTCTGCTTAGTGATCTTCCTCAACTCCTCTTCTCGGCGGCGTACATAGACGAACTCCCACGCAATACCCTTGCTCTTCCATTTAAGGTACTGCTCTATGCAGTATTTCAGCGACCCGTAGGTCTTGCCCGTACCTCGCGGCCCGATAAAGAAGTTGTAAAGGCAGTTGTACGACAGAGGACGCATAATGTCCCAGTAGTCCTCTGATCTTACCATGTTTCCCCTTTCATACAGAGCGCCCGTGGTGGAGCGATTGCAACACCACGGGCAAGGATGAGCCGCCACACAACGCCAAGTTCACAATCAGTCACGACCACGGGCTGCCGCAGAGTATTCCATCTGTGACTCGGCTAAGCCGCGAGAACAGTCAAGCATTGTGCGCTGCGCTCGTGGCTCATGTTACTACTTCTTCGGTGTAATGTCAACCCTGTATTTGTCATCTTCCACAGTGATCGTGGGAAGAGGTAGGGTGGCGTCCGCTTCTCCCCGATCACCTCGCGCGTAGGCCCTCCACTGGTCTGGACTACCATAAAAGACGTCACCATCGACATCTCCTGAATATCCCTTCAACCTGATGGACTCGGAGAACTGCCAGCAGCAGAGCAGCCCGTCCACCTTGTTAGTCCACTTGGAGAGGTCTGTGTTCAAGTTTGTGATCTTGACAGGATATCTCGCCACCCATCGGTCGCACTCCTTGTTCACTGTTCCCTGGTCGAATCGCCAGGCGTTGGCGTACACCCAGCACCATACGCGCGTCTTGTCGTAGACCCGTTGCAGGAACCTGTTCACCCATTCCACGCTTTGATCTTCCTCCCAGTCCAGAACGGGGATGCCCTCGCCGAAGTAGTTCCAGCACGAGGAGACGAAGAAGTCCGCTTCCGCAATCGCGTCGTTGTTCCGCGCATAGTGGTAGAACCCCCAGGGGAGTCCGGCCCTCCGGCACAGCTGCACCACTCGGTCGCACTCGGGGTTGACGTATGTCCTGCCCTCCGTGGCCTTGGTGATGCAGAACTCCACCTGGGGGAGCTTCGTCGGGTCGATCTTGCCTTGGTGGGAGGATACGTCGATTCCTCGCATGGTTGCCATGAGTGCTCCTAACGGACACCGTAGATAGGCCAAAAAGCGGGCCCGATGTTGAAATAGGAACGGGTGGTAGAATCACGCGCACTGTGTGTCATTAGGATAACACCATCAGTTTGGTAGGTGACATACCCAACGGCTTCACCACCAGAGCTGAGGACAGTTGTTTGATTGTATGCTGGGCGGATATTATTCGGAAGAGTTCCGATTCTCACATCTCCACCTGCATCGCTCACCCCTGTAATTTTATATCCAGGCAGGAACACGAAGCCGTTTTTCAAATAGTACGTTTTCTTATCCCATTTGCCATAGTCGCTTGTAAACGAGTTGATGTATCCAGCAGTATTAGCACTACCGAGGATAGAACTAATCATTTTAGCGGCCCATACAGCATATCCATTATTGTTAGGATGCACATTGTCGCTGGTGTAGAACTCATATCGGCCAAGCAGCCACGTATAGCTGTCCTCGTCCATTTTTACTCGTGGAATAGCAGCCTTGTTGATCTGGTCGCAAATCTCTACAGTAGCATCATAGGCAGTATATGTGAATAGCGCTTTATCCCAGATCATCGGGATAACATAGATGACAGCATTAGGGAACAAGTCGCTGGCCTTTTTAGCGCAGAGGGTCGCGGCAGCGCCGATTTGCTTCGAGTTAGACCCATGGGATACGTCGGTTGAAGTACCAGGAAGTACAACCATCGCCGTATTCTCGCGCTGTTCCTGAGTCATAGCGCCGTAGGCATTCTGCACCTGGGTAATGTAGGGGGTATTGGAAGTGGTTCCCCAAATCCATCCCGTTGCACCGACGCCGTAATTGAACTCGGTCATGCCCATGGCATTGCAGAATACCGTTGAGACGCGCTTGGTTTTAGGGTCTGCACCTACGCCAGTAGTGAACGAATCTCCAACCCATACGCAGTTTTTACCCTTGTACAGGGAGAGAATGTTCCGCTTATTCACAGCGGCGATTGCAGCGCTCAAATTTTGATGAAGCTCCGTGTCCGCCGCCTTGCGCGCCGTCTCCTCTCTCTCGATGAGCTGTTGCAGAGCAGTGTCCGCACTTGCACGGGCAGTGGCCTCGTCTGCGATAGCCGCCGTATTCGCTTTAATGCCGGCGGCGTTCTGCGTGATACGCCCGTCGAAGCGAAGAACCTCCTCGCGGTACGCTTCGATCTGGGCGTTCCAGTTCCCTGTCTCCAGCCAGTACTCAGTGTTTTTGATATCAATGCCAGTCGGCACGTACTGCGTGGACGTGAACGAGTTGCCTTGGTGAAGCACGATGGTGAGCGGCTCGTATCCGCGCGTATCGTTCCACTCGGGAGGATTTGCGAAAACAGGCACGTAGCGCGCTCCTATGTACTCGCGCACTCCGCTGTAATCGGTAGCAGCGGGAGGTGTCTGGTTGTCTGCCATTACTGTTCCTTTCTATTCGGATTGCTTCTTCTCGAATTCCTCGATATGGTCTAGTCTCTTGGCAATTCCATCGAGAGTAGAGTCAACCTTAGTGAGAGTAATTGTAAGGTCTTTGATAGTGCGGTCATAGAAATAGAACATAGCACCACAGGCGACGATAGGAAAACCCACAGTGCTAATTGCCTGAACAATCTCGTTCACTCCTATTCACCTCCTTCGACAACTGGTCGAAGGTTCGCTGTCTGAATCGGGCTTCCGTGTGGCTTCTCCGTATCCACCTCTGGAGTCTGGTTCGCAGTATACACTGAGTCAACGTCCCAACGCAAGATCAATCGACCGTAGGTGTCCTCGTTGAAGTTCCACCCAGTATCGAAGATAATATCGTCCCACGACTGTGGAATGTAAGCGACGAAGAACCCTTCCTGATTCAGGCCGAAGAACACCTGTTTGGCAAGGTGCGTGAACACGTATTCCAGGTTGTCCTCAATCCATTGCTCCACCTGGTCTTTGTAGTAATCGTCGAACCCAGAGTCCATGAAGTCCTGGAACAAGTCCTTGAGCTTGTTTATTTCCTCCGTATTCAGGTTGATTCGTTCCAACAGAGTGTTCCAGATACCCGTGTCCTCATTGAGACGGGCGACAACCTTGCACAGTACTTCATAGTACGACAGAGAGTCATCGTACACAGCGGGAAGCACTGTTTGACAGAAAATGCGAAGAGGGCTGTGCCTCTGTAGCAACGGAATAGCCATTCTCACCTCCTAACCGATACCCATGAACAGGTCGGCAAGTTCACGGATAACCATCATATCAATGTTCAAGAACGTCTCGCGGTACTTCTGGAGCATATCGGCGCCAGGAATGTCGTAGCCGTAGTCGTGTTTCTCGCGAGAGCCGTCCTCGTTCTTGTCTCGGTCGCCAGTTTCCTTCTTCTTCTCGTCGGCGGTGTTCTTCCCGCTTCCCGTATTAGAGGTAGTCTGGTCTGTGTTGACAGTGCCGTGGTCATATGTCACCGTAGTAGCGTATTGCAAGTTGGAGACGGGGTTGTTCCCAGGGCTGTCCAGCATGCTCATCGGCGTGTCCTGGAACACCTCGCGGTCATCTGTAGTGGTGTCGCTGTTGACCGTGCCGTTCTCTTTTCGAGTCCAATCGTCCGTTTGGTCTCTGGTGTTGTCCACTGTCCAATCATCGGTGTTGTCCACCGTCCACTTCTCGTCGTACTTCATATCTCGCGTGGACAGAGGGTCGAACTCTATCAACTCCGACTTGTAGAGCTGGTTGTAGTACGGCATGATCTCCCACATCTTCATTCGCATGAAGTAGCGGAACAGCTCCAACGTCTCCAGCCCTATCTCCCGCATGAAGTAGTGTCGGATGATCTTGTTGTTAAGAACTTGGCGGTGCGCTTCATCGAAAATCGGGTAATCATCAAGCCCAAGGCTATGGTAGATTTGCGGCCAGTTGGACTCCGTAGGCGGGAGCTTCTGGTCTTTCAACAGCTGCTCTATGGGCCATCTCAGCTGCGTTGTGAACTCGCTCATCTTAGATACCCAATACCTTCCGAATCTTGGCGACCACGCCGCCCTCTCCTTCTTTGGGATAGCCCGCTCCCCCGTTGCCAGCCGAGCCGCTCTGCATACCCTCCACGGGAATGGGCTGCGAGCCGTAGCCATCTGCCTTGACGTAAGTACCGCTGCGGAACGTGACGGAAACGTCAAGCCCGAACAGATCGTTGATTTTGTCACACGCCTGCTCGCGCGCGTTAAGGCGAGTGAAGCGTGACACTTCCACGTCGCCCATGTTGGACATTACCTCGTCGGAGATGAGACGCTCCTTCTTCTCGGTGTTGACGTTCTCAACACCGATATAGGTAAGGGCTTCATTCCAAATTTGGTGCTTCACGGTCTGCAAGTCCTTGGCGACGAAAGGAACGGTCAAGTCCAGAACTTCCATGTCGAAGTTCTGGGAGTCCTTGTACGTCCACAGCCAAAGGCGGTTCTCCTCGATTTGCTTCATCATGTTCAATGCCGTAAGCTTGTTCTGCTCGTTTCCTCGAAGAATCTTCGGGGCCTTCTGGTTGATGACGTTGATGTCGATTGTACGGTCTAGTTCTGCCAGTCGTTTTGCGTAGAGCATGAGAGAAGGCATCATTGGGACTCGCAGGTAATCATTAAAGATCAGGACGCTGTCTTCGTCCGTCAACTCCTTGTTGTACCCATCCGTGGCATAGGCCCTTCGGTCTACAGGGTAGTTGTAGATGTTCCATTCGCCGTTTATCATCGTCGGGAGCACTGCGTAGCCCTCTTCGGAAACGCTTGTCCCAGCCAGCATATCGTCCTTGAAGAACACCACCATGCCGTTTTGAAGAAGCCAGTACTCCATCATTCGCTCGTCCACTCCCTCGGGCAGGCCGTGCCAGTCGAATACGGAGATGGCATAGTCCATCAATCGGTACAGGTACATCTGGTACGAAGCGTTGTTCATCCAGTTGCGCTCTACATCCTGATGAATGTTCTTGTTGTTGATGACGGACTCGGGAGGTACCCCTCCGTCAGGCATATAGAAACCTGTGTACATCGTACCTCCTAGATGATGCCGTTGCTCGCCGAATAGTTCCCGATGGCCGAAGTATGCCAGAACGTGATTCCGCTGTCAAGGATGGAATTGATCGCGGCCATATCCTCAGACGGAACCGAACCCCTCATACACGCGTTCGAGGTCTTGACATAGTTCCAGGTGGAGCGGGAGTGGAAGTTGGGAACCTTCACCAAATCGACCTGATACCCGTACATTGACATAAACTCATCGGCTATCTGCGCGTACTCGTAGGTCACGGCCACCACGTCCACATTAAAGCCCATCTTGCCCGTGCTGTAGATTCCATTGCCGCTGGCACTTCCCCGCACGGTGTCAGGTTGTCTCATCATCCTGTCCCATTCGCCTACCTGGTTGGCCATACCGTAGGCACCCGCGGCCATTGATAGCCCTCCCACACCCTCCGATGCAGCGGAAACACCCCTTCTGGCAGCAGTGCGCGCAGTTGCAGCCGCCACCTTGTCGGCATTGGCCTGTCCTCCCCTCTTCGCCAGCCAACGTGCACCCGCGCCAAGAGACTTGGCTGCAGTTCCCACTCCCTTTGCTGCTGGTAGTACCATCATGGCGGCGTTGATTCCGAAGGTCAGCGCATTGGACAGAGTGTTCTGGCTAGCCCAGTTCTTGTACGCGCTGAACGGCCATGAGCACTGAACCGCGCATGAGAAACTAATTCCCGCATTGTAGTTATGCGCTATTCCCTGGTAATTCTCAGGATAAACGAACACCTCCCCGCTAGGCTCCATTGACCCGTCGTAGCTTATGCCGTGCCCCCCACTGCCGAACATTTCAAATAGAAGATCTGAAGAAGCTCCGTTATTATCACTTAATCGGCAGAAACAGTAGGGATAGCAGTACATTTTATTGTTCTTAGGCGCATAACCGTTCAGAGTATTTGGCCTGGAAACACCAACACCTCCGCCACCTGGCGTAGGAGAAGACTGATTGTTGAGTGCTTGACCCGTGTTGGTAAAACCTCCGCCGCGAATGAACATTTTGGGTACCATGTAGACGTTGGCTATTGCATCGCCGGCCCCAGCTTCCTGCATTCGGGCAAGAAATCTGGAAACAACGTTGGTTACTCCTTCTGACAAAAGGTCTGCGGCCCAATACTGGCAACCGTTGTACACACCGCAGTAGATTCCACCGTCAACTCCCTTGCTCGTCGGGTCATTGGGGAACAGCCATGAACCCGCGATTTTCACATCCTCAGCAGACCGTTGGACAATAATGGTCATAGGGCCGAAGTCGACGGCATTGCGGCTCATCGTGTAGTACCTCAGCGGCATATCAGGTTCTGGGTTGGTATGAGCACCTATGGTGTCATCGGAAACGTGCTCCCTCTCCACGAAGCACTCCGTACGCTCCCAGTCGAACAGCCACGTCTGCATAACGTCAATCTCCATGACGATCTCAGTTACATTCTCATTAACGTAATTGATTCCCACTACGAAGGCGTAGAACCATTTGCTCCCATAGTTGCGGTTTTGGAACATACAGTAATTTATGTTGCACACCTTTTCTCGGTTTACCTGAACTTTGACCGAGTTATTCTGGCGAATATAGGTGTAATCGTTCTCCGTGTACTGCGACAGCATACAGCTTGAGAAATAGCCGTTCTGCGCACTCTTTGAATCGAACCAACGAGTGTGCTTGTAGGAATTGTCGAACGGAACATAACCCATTTGGAAGATTCCGCTCGGTTGAAAATCTGCCATCATATCCTCCATAGAGAAGAGGGCCGCGCATCGACGGCCCCCTAGACTGACATTAAGCTGTAGGACTAGGCCTGAACCACAGTGATCGTGGCCGTGCCCTCAGTACCGTTGACTGCTGTTGCCGTGACGGTGATCTTGGAACCTACCGTCTCATCCTTGCCGACGTGCAGAACGCCGCTCATCGGGTCGATATGCGTTTCCGTGGATGCCTGACCAGAAGCAGCCCAGGTGATCTGCTTGTCGTACATCCCCGTTCCGGTCACGGCAGCGGTCATCTGGAGGTTGGCTCCCTGCGTGACTTTGGCTTCGTCAGGTGTTACAGCTACAGCTGTGACGGCGCTAGTGTTGCTGGACACACAGATCGCGTTGGCGAACGGCGAAGCGGAGAAGATGCGCCATACATGGTAGAAGTACTGCCAGTACAGGCCCTGGCCGTTGTAGTTCTGCGTGAACGTGTCGAACACATCGAACACCATCCACCAGTCCTTATCGACCATGGCCGCGATAACAGCGGCCAAAACGGTCTTCTCGGTATCGGTGAACACCTTGAAATTCTCATCGTCGCCGAACAGCTCCGTCAACCGCAGCTCGTCGTGCTCATCGAAGGAGTCAACCTCGATGAGATGGCCCAGGAAGTCCGTCTTGTCCATGTTGAACGCGACGGCCAGAACGTCCACGTCGATGAGGGCGCGATTCGCGGCACTGATGATGACGTACAAGTCCTCTCGCGGAGTGTGGGTCATCACGCCCGAACGGTTGTACTTGGGGGACATAAAGTCCAACTGGCCCACCAAACCGCGAACGGAGGTCATCACATCCGAAGCAGTGTCCTTGGTCAGGGCTGCTGTTTCCTCATTGTAGAACCCCCCGTTTAGCATCTCGCGGCAGATCATGTACTTCATGGTAACGTACTCGTCGTAGCGCATCCCGGTGTAGAGCGAATCCACGATCTTTGCGATTAGGTCGGTGATGCCGTTCCAGGAGAGGAACGACTGGCGCAACTGGTCATTGGAGATGGTCACCTTGTAGAACTTCTGGAAGTCCATGCTGTGAAACGCCGCGCGAACGTCGGGAATCTCCCGCTTGTATACCTCCTTCTCGGCAGTCGCGGGGTCGAACGAGTGCGGTTTGGCGAGGTTGACGAAAATCTCTTCAACCGTCTCGCCGAACTCCAAGCGGCCCTTCTTGAACACAGACCAGGGGTTGTCCCACATCTTCGACGTGATGATGGTCATGCCGATACGGTTCGCCAGAGCGGTGAGATACGCGTTCTGCATCGCTTCGTACTGCATGACGTACTCTCCGATAGCATGAAGAGCTTCGGTGTTGTCGGACACGGAAATACGATTTGCCATATTTATTCCTCCACTTCCTCGACCAGCCCAGCCTTGAGCAGATCGTCCCGCAATGCGGGTGTCTCGTTGATGACCACTTCCAGTACTTCTCGTGGGTCTAGCTTAACCTTGGCGGCGTTGATGACCTCGCTGGTTGGCTTAGTAGGCACCGTATTCCCCTTTCGTTCTAAACAAATCCGCGAACGTGGACGCTCTATCATCCTCGCGCACGTCCTTGTTCTGGTCTTCCTTCATCCGCTGCGGAGAGGTGATGAACGCATCGGCGTATTTGTTGCGAGCATCGCGCCATCCCTTCTCGGCGGTTTCTGCCCGATTGATGAGCGTGTCGCGCTGCTCAATCAGCCCGTCGCGCTCGGTCACGATCTGGTCGTAATCCTCACGCGCCACAACATCGCGCACGTCCGCTCCTTCCTCAGGTTCTTCAACCCATACATAGGCCATGGGCACTCCTTTCTAACTGGCTACGACTTCGCAGTTTACCACACCCTTGCTGCGCACGCAACGGTAGATTACAGGTGCGGGAATGTACGGGAAGCACCGTTCCACCAGTACAAGACACTCGCCCCACCCGCTGTCGTACACCGTTTCCTTGACGGACGCTTCCACGCTTCCGTAGTTCATGTCGCGCACCGTCTCGTACTCGTCTTTGCTGTCCACCGTCTCCAACTCCCTCAGAAACGGTTTGAAGTCGACGCAATAGGGCTTCGAGTACTGTATCTCCCTAATCGGCTTCGGGTAGAGCCACATCTTCATCTTGCTTGGCATCGTCATCACCTCCTGGGATATTATCAGGCACAAAGGAGAACGGCCCGAATTCCAGTTCCCCTATCTTCACCGTAACGGGCCAAATTCCGCGCTGCATTCTGATATATTGACAGCGTAAGGGCACCGTCCGCATACTTTATCGAGGGGTTCCCATGCTCGTCTATCTCCACTATGTAACTTGTCGGCTCTGCCATTTGATTTCCTTTCTCTAGAATGCCAACTCCGTGAAGCACTGCGATGCCGCTATTAGCGCCATAACGCACACAACTATGGCACCTGTTATCCTGTCTTCCTCTTCCAACATCAGCTCCTTATCTCCTTTGTCCCCTCGTACAGCACCACGCCGCCTGGAACCTTCCTCGCCGTCAAGTTGCCCTCGTACACAGCGCCGAACTCGAAGTTCTCCAACGTCACGTTCTCATGGCAACGGGCGGGAAGCCCCGCGACGCGGACGGTCAGCCCATCTGCTCCGACCTCGTGCTCAACATAGGTCTTGGCCCTAAGGAACTTGCCATGGTCGAAAGTAGATTCGTGCTTCCACGCTCCCAGGCGGACGGCGTCCACGTCCAGGCAATCGGGAATATCCGTTCCTACCAGATGAAGCGAGTCGGTGTCTGCGTAGATGAACCTGTCGTATACCGACTGCGCGGAGGTGATCGTCTTGTACCTGGCGTAAGAGGTTATGAAAACACCGCAGGGCAGGTAAACTCCATCCCTCTGCTCTGGCTCCAAATCCACGTAATGGACTACTCCCTCATCATCCAAAACAGGTTTGCGCGATTTTACCGTAGTCCGTGTTGCAAATTTGCCGTACAAGGAGTTCAGCATCAGTTTCGCCAATGAACGAAGCCCACTATTCCCCGATATAGTCGCCTGATTCTTTATATCCACCCACTTGGAAACGTAATCCTGGAACATGTGGGGTGATGCGTGGAACATGTACCCTCCGATGAACTCCGCATCCCAGACATGGTACTGCTTGTTCATCAGTTCCCAGTCCACATTGGTAACAGTGATGCAGACTCGCCCCTGAGAGTCCTCCACGTACTCCGTCTGCTTGAACATCATGTTTCCCTTCAACTGCAAACATGGGATATGCTCCTTCCTTCCCTTGAAGCTGCAAAGCACACAGGCTATCCACAGCGGGTGCCGTTCCGTCGGCTGCGGAACACCGTCGAACCATACAGGTTTCCCATAGGGCAGGAACTGCCCGTCGCAAGCCGCCATTACGGAGGGGTACAGGCTGTTCACGTCGAGCACTATTCCCTCTCCCACGTCCCTGCCCTGGAACTTGGGGTTCACGTATGTGAACCCTCCCCGATAGGCCTTGCGGATGAACGCATCCTCTTCCTCCGACAGCAGGGGAAAGACGTTTCTGAACTTCCTGTGACCGCCCAATCTTCTCTTGTAATCGAAGAGTGCATTGCTTCCTGCCGTCATCTTGGTAAGCTTCTGCTCGAAGAACGTCCGCAGAGACTTGGCGACGATGGCAACATCATTAACCAGGTAGGCCCTCTCATCGTCGGTGATCTCGTGGCCTGGCTCTCGGTACTCATCGTAATCTATGCTTCCCTTCCTGATTTCCAAACCATAGGCTTTTGCCATTGCTTCTACCGACAACGGTATAATTTTCAGGGAATCTTGAATAGTCACGTAGCGCGTCTTGGTAAAGTACAGGGTTATCTGGTAAACCTGGTTCATGTCGCTTATCAGTGTTGTGAACGTCCTGTCCGTTGCCTTCTGCTTCGAGCCCACCCAAAGCCACCCGCTCTTGAGCAGATGGTCTATTATGAACACACCATCGAACCCGAGATTGTGAAAGTACCCCTTGCAGTTCGCCGCACATTCCAGCCATTCTATGAACCCTTCTATGCTGTTCCCGTCTGTAATGTACCTGTCATCGTCTATGGAATAGATTCCGTAAGCCCACACCCTGCAATCTTCGGGGTCTGTCGTGGACTCGAAGTCGAAGGTGTACGATCTCATTCAAGATACTTCTCTTCCATCAAATTCCAAAAATCAATTACCTGCTGCCTACGGCCCTTGTACTCCTGACCCCTGATCGTGTAGTTCTGGAAAGAAGTCATATTGGGTGACCCATGCTCGTACACGAAGTTTAGGGTTGTCACATCGTCGTACATGGGGTTCTCGAAAATCTCCCTCAGTGCCATGGGGCTCTCGTCAACGAGACGTTCCAGTATACGGGCCACATCCAACAGCTCCCCGTCATTTCCGAACAGGTCTTGCAGGGTATCGGAATAGCGGATGGCATAGGACGCATCACTTTCCTCGTACCCCCCGAACTTCCCAAGCCTGTCCAAGGGGTTCTCGAAGTTCTCGTTATACGAGACGGGAAGTATGTTCTTGCCAGCGGCCTTCATCGCCAGATCGTAGAGGGGCGAGGTGTCCGTAGTGGTGTCGAAAAGGCCAGAAGGGTAAAGCTCTTCAACGGCCTTCTTCCTCTTCCTGTTCTCATCGCGAACCCAACGCTTGCGCTCCTGCACGAAGTACTCTGGAACCACCTCGCCAGTCTCCAACGCATGGGGTTTGGTAGACCCTGGCCGCTTGACCTCGTTGAACCGCTGCCATTGCCTTATCATCTTGTTTAGATCGTCAGCTGTCCTGACAGGTGAGTCCAATTCGCGATCTTTGGAAGAGCGGATGATCTCCGCTGCGGACACTGTGGGAGGTTGTCCATCGTACCCGTATCTCTTCCAAGCCCTCCTCAACCTTCGGTTGTAGTTTCGGGCCTCCCTCCGCACTCTCTCAAGCTGGCCTGCAGTCCACTTAATGTAAGGCTTTCTCGATTTCGCCATTTATAACCCCGTATCTCATCGACAACGTAGAACCCTCTCGTCTCCACTTGGCAGTATAACTGGAATACCGCAATCTGGGAAACGTCAACGTCGAATTTAAAGCGCTTGCTCATGGAGTCGTTAAGCCAGGGAATGCGCACTTGTAACTTGCCGTCGAAAGATTCCCTGTGCTTGACTGAAGAGAAGTAAAAAGTGTACTTGCCCCAGGTGCTCTTGAAGGGAGAGCGAGTCAGATCGTAGCACACACCGAACGGGGTCAAATTAGTTTCCTTCATGTTCCAAATCCTCCAATGCAAGATGAATCACATTATAAAGCTCGTCCTTAACGGGAACGCCTGGAATCAAGTCCAAAAATTCCGCTGCCCTGCGCTTGCGTTCCGCCAAAATTTCCCTTCTATCACGGAATTTAACCTCTTCCTCAATGTCGATGAGTGCCCTTGAATAACCTACTCGAAAAACCGACGACATTATCATCTGTGCTTTCGTGTCATTGAAAATACCACTAACAAAGTCCCTCGCTTCCTGATCGTCGCACCCGTAATCTCTACCTGCCGCGTACACGTCCGCTGTCTTCATAACCCCAGGGTTGGAGCGAAGGTCATTCAAAATTTTCTTGAGCTTAAAATCTTTCACAATTTCCTCACTTTCTATAAAGACCAGTAAAGGGCTGTCTCTTATACACATCTCCGAGCCCACGAGACATCTCAGGATCTC